GTCGTTTGTGTGCGCATCGGCAAGGCCGACCTGCAACGCGGCGTCGGCTCTGGCGTGCCGCACCTGGCAGTCACGGCGGTGGCGGTGGAGTGCTACGCCCGAGCCAGTGCCGGCACGGACGTGGACACCGCGCTCGACGCGCTGCTGCAGTCCGTCATCACCCGCCTGCTGGCCAACCCGTCGCTCGGCGGGCTGGTCGGTGACATCAACCCCACCGGCGTCGTCTACGACTTCGACGCCGACGGCGAGCAGACCGCCTGCGCCGCCATCACCTTCGACGTCATGCACGTCACCCCTTCCTTCACCTTCTGACCCCGGAGAAACACCATGGCCAATCCGATCTTCTGGACCAACGTGGGCGTCGACGTGCAGACCGCCCTGGGCGCTGCCATCACCCTGACCACTATCACCAAGGCCAGCACCGGCGTGTGCACATACAGCGGCACACCCAGCCCGGCGCCCGCCAATGGCGACTACATCTACATCGAGGCCTCTGGCATGTCGCAGGTCAACGACCGACCGATGCGCATCGCCAACGTCAACATCACCACCAAGACGTTCGAGCTGGAAGGTGAAGACACGACCAGCTACGACACCTTCATCAGCGGCACCGCGAAGGTCATCACCTTCGGCGCATCGTTTTCCTCGGTTCAGACCATCCAGGTCAGCGGCGGCGAATACGAGAAGGCCGACACCACCACGATCCACGACATGGTGCGCAAGAGCGTGCCCACCATCGCCAGCCCGCTGGTGCTGTCCATGACCAACCTGTTCGACATGACCGACGCCGGTTTCATCGAGTGCAACAAGGCCTACAAGTCCAAGACCAAGCGCGCCGTGCGCTTGCGCTTCGGCACCGGAGCCCGCATGGCGCTGGTCGGCTACTGCGGCGCCGCTGGCGTGCCGACCGGCCAGGCCCAGGGCGTGGTGCAAACCACCGTCTCGATCGACGCCCAAAACCTGCCCAGCGTCTGGGCCAGCTGATCGCGCCGCGCACGCGTGTGCATGGCGTGCGTTTATCAAATCTACATCCTGAGTCGTCCTCCACATGATCCCCTTCAAGTTCTCCCCCACCGTCCGCTTCACCGTCGCAGGGACCATCAATGACGACAAGGGCGTCGCCCAGCCGTTCAGCTTCTGGCTGATCTGCGAGCGCTGGACGTCTGATCGCATCGACGCCTTCCTCAAGACCGACGACAAGACCCTGCGCGATCTGATGCTGGCAGTCGCCCAGGACTGGGGCGATGTGATCGACTCCGGCGAGCCGGTGCCGTTCAGCGCCGACAACCTCGACGCTCTGCTCAAGCAGCCCGGCGTGGCGGTCACTGTCTTCAAGGCCTACGCCGCCGAGGCGGGCGCCAAGGCAAAAAACTGAGCGAGGCGGCGCGGCGCTGGGCCAAGGCGCGCCGCGCGCCTGCCAAGGAAACGCCCCATGCCGCACCGCCTGGAACCCTCTCACACATCCATGCGCTGGCCGGCGTCGGCCCGGCGCAAGAGTTGGCCGAGGTCGTCATCTGGCCCGAGCATCAAGAGGCCTGGGAGCTGTTCCTGCGCTTCATCACGCAGACCCGCACCGCTGGCATGGACGGCCGCCTCATCGGCCTTGACTACACACCGCTGCAGCTTTGGCTGCAAGACCAGGTCGACGACCGCGCCCGCCGCGACGAACTCTTGCTGCAAGTGCAGTGGTGCGAGATCGGCTTGCTGCAGGCCGCCGCAGAAAGCGACTGACGCATGAGCCTGACCTGGAACAAGATCGTCCTGGCCGCCGAGGACCAGACCGGCCCGGCCTTTAATTCAGTCCGCAGCAATCTCAGCGGCCTGAAGACTGACGCCCAGGGCGCCAACGCCGCGCTCAGTGGAGCGTCCAAGCCGCTGGACCAGATGGGCCTGTCCGCCAAGCAGACCGCCGCCGCGCTGCGCGGTGTGCCAGCCCAGTTCACCGACATCATCACCAGCCTGCAGGGCGGCCAGGCGCCGCTCACCGTGTTCCTGCAGCAGGGCGGCCAGCTGAAAGACATGTTCGGCGGCGCCGGCGCTGCGGCCAAGGCGCTGGGCGGCTACGTGCTGGGACTCATCAACCCAATCACCCTCTCCGCCGCTGCAGCCGGCGCCCTGGCGCTGGCCTACTACCAGGGCAGCAAAGAGGTCGACAACTACAACAAGGCGCTCGCCCTGTCCGGCAACATCAGCGGCACCACCGTCGGCCATCTGCAGGGCATGGCGCGCGCCATGGCCGACACCGGCCGCACCCAGTCCGCCAGCGCCGCGGCAATGGCTGAAATGGCGCAAAGCAGCAGCGTCGCTGCCGACAGCCTGCAGCGCTACACCAGCGTGGCGATGGACTGGGAGAATGTCACCGGCCAGGCCGTCGGCAAGACCGCCGAAGCCTTCAAGTCGCTGGGACAAGATCCGCTCAAGGCCAGCCTCAAGCTCAACGAAGGCCTGAATTACCTCACGGCCAGCACCTACGAGCACATCAAATCGCTGACCGAGCAGGGCAAGACGGTGGACGCCGCGCGTGTGGCGCAAGAAGCCTATGCCGACTCGCTGGCGGGGCGCACGCGCATGGTGACGCAGAACCTGGGGTTTATCGAGCGCGGCTGGAACGCCGTCACCGGGGCGGCGAAATCCGCCTGGGATGCCATGCTCAACGTCGGCCGTGCCTCGACGCAGGCCGACCGCATCGCTGGCATCGACAAGGAGCTGGCCGACCTGAATGCACGCTCTGGTGCCGGCTTCGCGTCCAACGGCGGCGGCGCTGCCTTCGGCCGGCCAGACGCTGCCGCTCAAGCGCGCACCCAGGCCCGTATTCAGTTTCTGCAGGCCGAGAAGGCTGCCATCTCTGGCGTCATGGAGGCTGAGAGACAACGCGCCGAGCAGCAGGCCGCAGACGCCGCGCGCGTGAAGGAAAAAGCGACCTGGGACGAAAAAGGCCTGGCCTTCCTGAGCAAGCAGCAGCAGATGGAGCGCGAGATTGCCAGCGCGCGTGAGCAAGGCACCCGCGCCGGTGTGGCCGCGGCCGACATCGAAGCACGCATCAACGCCATCCGCGAGAAATTCACCGAAAAAGGTGGTGCCCGCTCTGCGGCCATGAAAGCCGAAAGCGCCGCCGCCAAACTGCTGGCCGACGACCTGGCCCGACTGGCTGAAAGCGCTGGCTTGTCGCCGTCCTTCTACAAGGACTGGGAAGCGCTCAACGACATGCACAAGCGCGACAAATTGTCCGTTGAGCAGTTGACAGAGGCGCAGGCCAAGCTGCTCGCCAAGCAGCCAGCCATGAAGGCGGCGGCCGACGAGCAGACGAAGGCACAGAACGAGCTGACCAAGGCGCGCGAGAAATTCGCCACCGACCAATCACGCTACCTGCTGTCGCTCGACGAAGAAACGCGCGGCATGCAAGAGCGCAACGCGGCCTTGCAGGACGAAATTGCCCGCATGGGCATGTCCACCCGGCAGCTGGCCGATCATGAGCGCGCCCGCCTGGGTGTGGCGATCGCCAAGCAGGAAGAGAAGCTCGCCACCATCGCGCTGTTCGGCGCGACCGAAGAAGAGACCGCCGCCCTCCGCGACCAGATTGCCGCGCTGAAAGAACGCCAGTCGCTGGTCGGCCAGCGAGCCCAGCAAGAGGAATACCTGGGTCAGCAGCGCCAGCTGGTGGAGTTTTGGGGTAGCGTCGACCAGACCGCGCACGACGTCTTCGTCAATATCTTCGAGGACGGCGCCGGCACCTTCAAGCGCCTGGGGCAGACGCTGAAATCGGCTGTGCTGGACATGCTGTACCAGCTCACCGTCAAGCGCTGGATCATCAACATCGGCGCGTCGATGTCGGGCAATCAGGGTGCCTTCACGCAAGCGATGGGCGGGCAGGGCGGCCTGTTTGGCTCGGCCAGCAACGCCAGCAGCCTGATGAACCTGTTCGGCGGCACGGGCGGCAACATGGGCGCCATCAGCGGCTTGCTGAACGGCGGCATGTCTTTCGCCAACGCTGCGGGCTCGGTGTTCGCCAATACCGCTTCTGGCATGGGCATGTATGGCGGCAACAGCCTGAACGCCTTGCTGGCCGGCAATGGCGCCTATGGAACGGCGGGCGCTGGTGTCGGCATGGGAACATCCATCGCCGGCCTCGCCGCCGTCGCCGCGCCGCTCGTGGTCGGCATGCTGGCAGAGCGCAACAGCCGCGACCGCTACGGCGGCGCTGCATTCGCCACCAGCGACTGGCGCAACGACCCGTTCGTCGCCACGCGCGGCAACGACTTCGACGCCGCGACTGGCGCCATCCCCGACCGTCTGGCGCTGATCGAGCGCGCCATTGCGGCGGGCATCGGCCAGCCCACGCTCGACAAATTCGGCACCAACGACCGCGCGCTGCTGCACTACGTGCGCCTGGCGGAAGAGGGCGGCTGGGGCGAAAACCGCCTGCTGCCCGACCCAAGCAAGCTGATCCAGGAAAGCAACCTGTACGGCGCCGACTTCTACAGGGGCCAGGGCTACGCCAACCCCGAGTCCATCGGCTGGTGGAGCGACAAAGGCCCGGACCTGCTCGCCAACGACCCCAAGGTCAACGCCGCCAGCCGCGCGATTGCCGAGAGCGTCGTCGCGCCGTTCACCAGCATCGCCCGCGCGCTGGGCATGTCCGACGATTTCCGTGTCACCGCCGGCTTTGCCAACCGGGGCCAGGGCGCCACCTGGGGCAACCTGTCGATCCAGCAGGGCGACCGCTCTTTGTTCGAGATGGGCCAGCGCGACTTCGAGGGCGGCGCGCAGGACTACATGCGCAGCGTCTACTCCGAGACGCTCGGCGCGCTGAAAGAGCTTGATTTGCCGCAGTGGGCGCAGACGCAAGTGGACGGCGCCCGCGCGCAGATCGACAAGCTCACCGGAGATGAGGTCGGCACGCAAGCGGCTTCGCTGTACGACCAAGCCACGGCCAGCATCGGCCAGACGATCACCGCGATTGCGTCGCTGATCAAAGTCATCCCCGACTTTGCCGGCGCCAGCCAAGACGCCGTGTTCGCCATCACTTCGTCGCTTGGCGGGCTGGAGGGCTTCTCGCAGGCCTACGGCTCCTATATGCAGAACTTCTATTCCGACGCCGAGCGCCAGGCTATCGCCATGGGCCAGTTGTCGGAGCAGTTCGCCGCGCTCGACATCACCATGCCGTCCACGATGGACGCCTTCCGCGACCTGGTCGAAGCGCAGGACCTGACCACCGAAGCGGGCCAGCAGACCTACGCCGCACTGATCGGCCTGTCGGGCGCCTTTGCCGAACTGAACAGCGCCGCCGAGGTCGCCTTTGGCGTCGCCTTTGGCGCCGCCTCCGAGCTGGCCGGCCTGATCGCGCAGGGGCTGCTGGGCACCTTCGACGGCGAGAGCCTGGGCGTTGCCATGGCGCAGACCGTGCAGGACGGCGTCTACGCTGCCATCGCCGGAAGCTTCGCGCAGCAGATCACCGACATCATCGTCGGCGGGGTGGTGAACCCGGTTATTCAAGCCGCCGTCACTGGAAGCAGCATCAGCGCCGCCGTCAGCCAGTCGAGCATCGATGCCATGGTGGCACAGGCCAGCGCCGTCGCCAGCGCCTACGCCGCCATCGTCAACGACCCGGCTTTCCAGGCGGCCATGGACCAGATCGGCGCTGCTGTGTCGAGCATCGGCGGCAGCTACACCAGCTACACCAGCTACAACCCGGCCCCGGTGCGCAGCTACACCAGCGCCGTCATAGACTCCGGGATGGCTGCAGAGAAAGCCGCCGACAAGATCAAGGACGCGTGGAAGGACATCGCCGACAGCCTGCTCGACGAAGTGGCCCGCATCCGGGGCGAGATCGCCGACAGCGGACAGAACAGCACCGCCTACTGGCAGTCGCTCTTCGCCATGGACACCGCCGCCGCGCGCGCCGGCGACCAGGAGGCCGCTGGCCGCCTGACCGGCCTCTCCAGCAGCCTGCTGCAGGCGATGGAGCGCGAGGCCGGCAGCCTGTTCGAACTGCAGCAGATGCGCGCCTGGGTGGCGCAGAGCCTGCAGGACACGGCAGGCTACGCCACGCGCTACGGCGGCGGCGCGGCGCCTGTGC